CGCAATCCATGCGGATTGTCTGGCGTGGCCGCACGCTGGAGATCGTCAGCCTGCTCGAGCACGGCAACCGCAGCGAGCACGAAGCCATCTGCCAAGAGGTGGTGGCATGAGCAACATATTTGCCGAAGGCCCGTCGCTGATTCAGTTGTCGCTCGGCAAGAGCAAGACGGCCAAGGGGCTGTATGGCCTCAAGACGCTTGATGATATTGTCCGTGAACTCAAGAAGCTGCCGAAGGAAATAAGCCTTAAGTACCAAAGCCAGGCGTTGCGAAAGGCAGCCAAGCCTGGGCAGGACGCTCTGCGGAATGAAGTTTCAGCACTTGGCCAAGTCACCGGAAACCTACTTGCCAGCGTCACCAGCGTTGACCGCAAGTACACAAACAACAAAGCCAACATCCCGGTGAGCGTAGTCGTTGTCGGGTTTCGACGCCCAACCAACACGGCGAGCCAAAAAGGCGCAGTGCCTGCTTTCACTGGCGGATCTGTGCTCAAGGGGCCAAATCGTGCGTACCACTCGCACCTAGTCGAGTTCGGCACCAGGCCGCGATCTCCAGGCAAGAGCAGGCAGGTGGCCAAGAAGAAAGTGATTCTCGGTGGCCGCATTCGCACCATAGCCGTCAGGGCAAAGCAGCAATCCGCAGGCGGCTTACTCTCGTCTTTTCGCTCTCGCGGGCCATTTACTGGCCGAGGGCTGTACCCAGTGGACTTCATTGCTCGCGGGTCCGTTGCGGGATCTCCTGCGCGTCATCCGCTGCAGAAGGCTTTCAATAAGTCAAAGAGCCAGATGCAGACAACTCTCGACGTGGAAATGCGGAAGGCGTTGACCCGTGCCGCCACTGAATATCAACGCAAGTTCCGCGATGCAGGAGGACTCTGATGCTGAAGTCGCCAGAAGCCGCCCTCAAGCGGGTGCTTGATGCCAGCCCAGAAGTCGCCCTGCTCATCGGCACTGGGACATACCCGACGCTGGCCCCGGTGTCCGCTTCGCTGCCATTCGTGACGTGGAGGCGTACGGCGATCAGACGCACGCAGACGCTCCAAAGTCCTGCCGGGATACCGCAGGTCACGGTGGAGTACAGCATTTACGCAGCCACCTACGAACAGGCCCGCCAGGTCGCAGACGCCATGCGTTCGGTTCTGGATGGATACGGGGGCGAAGTCCTAGGCTGCACTGTGTCGCAGGTGTCGCTTGAAAACGAAACCGACGACTTGGTAACGCTGGCCGGTTCCGACTTACCGCCGGCGTATCAAATCACCCAGCAATACGACGTTTGGTGGCAGGAGTAACAAATGCCCGCAACGCCTCATGACAGTTCCGGCACGACGTTCACTTTCGCAAGCGTGAACTACACGGTCACGAACATCACCTATACGATTGCCGACAACAACGCCACCGATTCCATTGACGTTTCCCACCTGGGTCAAACGACTGGCGCGACTGTCGCCACGCTCTCGCGCCCCCTCAAGGGCTCTGCTGGAGACACTGGCAAAGAAGTCACCATTGACTACCTTGCGAATGCAGGCGCATCACCGATCGCACAGGGCAGCACCGGAACGCTCACGATTGCTGGCGGCATCACGCTCACTGGCGTTGCCGCCACGTGCAAGTCCTCAACCGTGACTCTGGCGACCAACGACGCCATCAAGGGCTCGGCCTCGTTCCAGGTTGCTTGATCGCCAGCGGAGGAAGCCGTGGCGACTCACTCAACCGGCCTGTCTGTAACGTGGGGCGGCGTCGCGTTCACTGAGGTCACAGACCTGCAGGTGTCTTACGCAGGCGGCTCCTCTAAGGGCCGCAGCGTTGTGTGGACTGACGATGCCGGCAGCGTTTCCGTGGAGTGCCTCGGGACCGCAAACATCAGCACGGGCGAATGGGGCTTGAGGAAGTCGCTCGTAGTTTCCGGCGCAGGCGTTTCCTTGACATCGAATGCAGTCTATGAGGGATGGACTGCCCAGCCGGAACTCAACGGAGTGACCCGGTATTCGGTGACGTTCAAACTACTAGACGGGTGAGCAATGCCACTGACTCGAGATCAGATCGACAACGCCCCAGACGCCAAAATCATAACCGTTGACGCGCCAGAGCTTGGTGGAGACGGGAAAATATGTATTCGCCTTATGTCTGTAGGTGATCGTGACTCCTACGAGATCAAGGCACTTGAGTCTTCCAACGGTGCCATCGTTGACTTCCGATCTGAGTTGCTCTGCCGCACGCTCTGCGACGAGAAGGGCGGCCTGCTCTACCCAGGCGAGGAAGGCAAGGAAGCCATCAAGCGTCGCAGCAGCGACGTGATGCACCGCCTGTGGCATGCGGCCCTCAAGCACAACGCACTGACCGAGGAGGAAATAAAGAAGCTAGCGGGGGAATAAACGCCCGCCCTACGCTGCAGTTCAAGCTGCGTCTGGCGGGTCACCTCAAGAAAACGCTACGCGAAATCGACGCGATGGACTCGCGCGAGTTCTCGCAGTGGATCGCTTGGGCCAGGTGGTTCCAGCCGCTGGACGATACGTGGGGGCAGACAGCCATGCTCGTGACTTCGGTGCTTGCCCCCTACTCCAAGCAGACTCCGGACCCAGAGAAGTTCATTCCGATTGAAGACAGGGCCCCAAAGCATCCAACTCAGATAGCCGAGACGCTACGCCGCATGGCGTCAGATCTCGGAAAGTGACCTATGGCAACCATCTCTCTAGGATTCAACCTCTCGGCATCTGCGGTGCAGATGGCCAGCGGCATCAATGCCGGCGTGGTGGAACTCGAGAAGTTGGGCCTGGCCGCCAAGAAGACACAGCGTGACGTTTCAACGCTTAAAACGATTGAGATCGGCCGAGCTTTTATTGGCGGCATCCAAGCGATTACGTCATCCATCAGCCAAGCCAACACGCTGCTGTCAGGCTTTGTCACGGAGTCCGTGTCTATTGGCGAAGAGGCGTCAAAGGCAAACGTCGTATTCGGTGAGTCAGCAAAGGCTGTGGCAGAGTTTGCCAACAGTGCGTCTGGCATCGGCCTCTCGTCTCGGGCGGCGCTGCAGGCGACGGCATCATTCGGAAACCTGTTTACCGCAATCGGACTAAGCCAGCGGCAAGCAGCAGACTTCTCCGTTGATCTCGTCAAGCTTGCAGCAGACTTGGCGTCGTTCAACAACACCACGATTGAAGACGCCACGCTTGCTATCGGGGCTGCACTTCGTGGCGAAGCCGAGCCGATTCGCCGGTACGGCGTTCTTCTTAATGACGCCCAACTCAAGCAGGTGGCCTACGCCAGCAGTCTTGCGCAGGTGGGTGAGGATCTAACTCCGGCCGTTAAGGCGCAGGCCGCGTACTTTGCGATTCTTAAGCAAACGGGCACAGCACAGGGCGACTTCGCACGCACATCAGACGGCCTTGCGAATCAGCAGCGCATCCTTGCGGCTGAGTGGGATAACGTCCGCGCCACGATAGGCGAGGGGCTGCAGCCTGCGTACAAAGCTTTTGTGTCTGGGCTTCGTGAATCGCTGCCTGCCATACAGGCCGCCGGACAGCAGCTTTCTACATTTATTGGGCAGATTGATTTCACTGCCCTTATTCGCTCTGTCGTGTCTAGCGTGCAATCGCTCGCTGGGTCTTTTGCGACCGTTGTCTCGTCTGCGGCTCCGCTGGCCGGAAACATCCTGCCGCTGATTGGCGGGTACTTGGCATTCATCAACCGGCAGGTTGTTGCGTCAGCCGTCTCAAACCTCAGCGGCACATTCATTGCAGCCGCTGCTTCAGCGTATAGGTTTGCTGGGGCTGCTGGCGTTGCTGCGGTTGGCGTGCGCACGCTTGCGGCATCTATTCGCGGGTTGTTGGCGTCAACCGGCATCGGAATCCTTGTAACGGTCTTGGGCTTGCTGGCAGGGCAGGTGGTTGAGTGGTCGCTGGCCACCAACACAGCCGGCCAGGAAGTTGCTACAGCCATCGACAGCCCAACGAAAGCAGCTGCCGGCTACCGTGCTGCTATCGCTGCGGCGACAAAGGAAACGCAGGACTTTGGCAAGAAGGCCAAGGACGCGCTCAAGGTGCCGACGTTCACGGCGCAGGATCTTGCCCAGGAAGCCATCGACGAAGCGAGCGCCGCTGTGAAAGCTCTGGCCAAGGAGCTTGGCGGACTGAATCGCGTGCCAGCCGCAGTGCTCGAGCGGTTCCGTGAAATCAAGGGCTTTGCCGAGGGCATCACGACAGACTCGCTCGCATTTGGTGACGCAATACAGTTGGCCAGCCGTGACGCGCAGGCGCTGACAACAGAAGTCCGCAACATCACTGACGCCAGGAAAGCTGACGCCGAAGCTGCAAAGGCTGCCGCAGACGCCGCAAGAAAGGCAGCAGAAGAGGCACGGCAGCGTACCGCAGAACTTGCCAACGCCGGGCTGAGCGACGCAGAGAAGAGTAGGCTGCAACTCAATAAGGATCTGCTGGCAATCGTCACTGAGCAGCGTGCTGCTGAAGAGGCGCTGGCTGCCGCCAAGCGTGCCGGCGATTCCAAGTCGCTTGCAGACGCTAGGCAGCGTCTCGCGTTATCGCAGGCGGCTGCGAAAGAGGCGAAGGCGCAGGACCGCGAGCGCCAGCTGCAGGCGCTCGGCGT